GACCAGCCCAGATGGCGAGCGCGTAGACACCAAAATGCGCAAGGTGTTCACCCGAGAGCTGGCCGACTCATTTCCTGACCAAGTAGCGCGTGACATTGCACTGGCATCGCTGGCCATCTATGAGGCCCAGCAAGCCAAGAAAGGCAGCTGATGATGGCACAGATACTCGCACTGGCGCTGGCATGGGGCGTCGAGGCAGATGTGCATGAGGATGTGATCCGGGTCGAGGGTCTAGGCGCTGCAGTTTGCGCCGATGGGGCCAACGGTCTAAACGTGGTCAGCGCAGATGAGGCACGGGCGCGCGGCCTGCATGTCGAGCCGGGGCAAGAGCGCGTCCCCTTGGTTGCCTACCATCCAGACGATGAAGGCCCGCGACGTCTGTGGAATCACACGGAGCCCAAGGGACTGGACGCACCCGAGAACATGACCGGGCCAAAGGTTGTGCAAACGAGCGGGCCGGGAGCTGGGGCCTACCTTTCGGAGACTGCGCTTGTGGATGGGCGCTACCCGGAAGGCGACCCGCGCCGATACTTTGACTCATCCAAGGTGGCTGGATGGGTGCTACCAGCTGGGATGCTGAAAGCGCAAGGTGTTGGTCTGGGTGACTTGGCGGCGATCACCTACAAGGGCGTGACCATCTGGGCGCAGTGCTACGACGTAGGCCCGCATCAGTCCAAGCTGCTAGAGATGTCCGTTGCGGCTTGCCAGCAGCTGGGTATAGACGACTGCGCGCGTGGTGGTGGCGTGCCCGATGGATTGAGCATCACCATCCTGGCAGGGTCGCGGCACTTTGCAGCACAAGAGGGCAAGATCAGGCCATGGACAGCTGAGAGCGCAGCGGCCATTGCTCAGCTGGCGCATGCGTATCTAGGGCAAGAGTAGTGCCACGAAAACCACCACGATATGAGAAGCGCGTGCCTGCTCCGCTAAGCGATGGGCGCACGCTCGGTGTCTGCTCATGGTGCGGGAAACAGCATCCGCCAGTGCATGACATCGAGCGCAGCACAATGGATGGCAGATGCTCGGACCCGTCGAGCGTTTTTACAGGTGAAGACTGATGGCCTGGAAGGTTGCACCGATCTTCCCGGTCGGCGATGAGTCGGTGCATATCTTTCCGCTAGAGGGCAAAGAACACCAGACGGACCCAAGTGACAAAGATTGCTGGTGTGCGCCAAGGCTGGAAACAAATCAGGCTGGCGTCGTGCTCGTGATTCACAGGGAATTGAACTAGGAGGCACCGGCAAATGATCATCGAAGCCATCACCAACACATGCGGAGCAGTCACGCCGCGCATCATTGAACTGCCGTCATGGTTTGAGCCGGTAGCCACATGGACAGTGGGCATAAGCCTAGCCCTGGGAATTGGCATCATGGCGTCAGTGACATTGTTCTTGGCCACCGAGAACTACATCAATAGACGGAAGCTAGCCCGTTTAGTTGGCGGCAGATTTGACACTGAGGAGACATCGGACATGAGCGCTGAATCAAAGCACGCAGCCACATTTACCGTCGAATACTGGCACGATCACCTCAGCGTAGAGCCGCTGGTGAACCTGCTCAATGAAAATGGTTTCAAAGTCAGCGAGATGGTGCATGGTAGCTGCAAGACTGCTAGATCCTATCCCATCGTGGTCTGCCCGGTATCAAGCGACGTGCTGGTGTCCGAAACAAACCGCATGGTTGCGCTGCTGAAGTCTCAGGGCATTGATTGCTTCAGTGTTGAGGGATGCCATATCCCAGACCAGCTTACGGAGATCATGCTGCTAGGTCGCGTTACGGCATTTGCCAAGCCGGAGGAACGGGAAGCGGCAGAAGCTGAAGCCCTCCGCGATTCAGCAGCCATCGAAGGCTAGCCGAACACTTAGAAAAATTAGAAGAGTTCACCCGCTGCGCCGATCAATTTCGTGAGGTCACGAAAATGGTCTGGCGCGGCACGCAAGGAAGGCACCGGCAGATGTACGACGTGACATGCAGCGATGAAGTACCATCAACAGACAGACCGATTGCGCCGGTAACAACTACCTTGCTTCCAGGGCCCGGCCACAAGTGGGTGCTCGTCTCTTCGTGCTGGCAAGTTACGAGGTCGCATCGCATTGTCTCTCATGGCCGCTGGGTATGGACCTGGGAGCTGAGGCCGATACTGTAATGGCCTGCCCTCAATGCGAGCTAGGCGGTCTGCGCTGCGATGACGCCATAGCTAGAGCGCGGCTGGTAGAGTTTTCCCTGTTGCAATTCTCCCGCCCCTAGTACACTCCTCGCGTTTATTACTGCGCTACAGCGGCCCATTGCGGTGGGCTGCATTAGAGGAGTCACATCAATGTCCACAACGCATCCGGTTAAGTGGGATGACGAGCGATCGGCTCTCGTCATGCTAGAAGGCTTGACTGCTACCACGGGCGGCGACGGCAATAGCGGCGGGCCTGCCTTTGGATTCTGGGACCCCAGCCAGAAGCCAGTCACTGCAAGCTCCAATGACGATGAGTTTGAGGGCGACGACCTCAGCGCCGACTGGATCAAGACCGGCACTTGGTCGCTGGGTGGCGTAGCGCGCGGTGACTCGTTCACGACGCCAGCTGACACCGTGCGATACGACGTGAACAGCAGCCGCAAGAGCCACTTGGTCATGCAAGGCGTGAGTGACCCGCTGCAGACCATCGGGCAGGGCATCGGGCAGGGCATCCGGCAGCTGCTCAAGCCAGAGAACCTTGACGCCGGAAACGCCCCAGCTAACTGGCAGATGCTGTGGGGATTCGTGCGGGAAGTCGATGTATCGAGCCTGCCCGTATCGGACAATGACGGCATCGCCCTGATCCTGATGGGCGACAATGACGGCTCGGACAACCTCGACTTTACAAAGTTCGTTGGATTCTCGATCGTAACCGACTACACGAACACCGACCTGCCGGTGAAAGTGCAGATGGTCTGGGCCTACCCGCCAGACGATTTGACCGCCGTGGGAAGTCCGCTGCTGCTGCCAGCAATCCCCTCATTCGATGCGCTGGAAATTCACAAGGTCGGCACCGAGTATCGGGGCTACTGCGTCAAGGGTGGTAATCGCGTCGAGCTGGGCGTCATCGACCTCCCCGGCCTAAACCCAACCGTCTATGGCCTGTGGTCCGCGATCTCGGATACGCCAAACCCGCTCATCTTTATCGACTACGTGCGGCACTCCTTCTCTGCTGCGAAGGCTGACTAACCATGAAAAAGTACAACCTTGGGATGACTCCGATCGTGCTCGGGATGCTGCTGGCACCGGCTGTCGAGTATCGCTCACCTGGAGCTGCTGCCATCGTGCCAAAGGGTGACAGCGCTGTGGCACTGACCGCGGCTCAGCTGCCAAACCCACTGCCCGGTTCGCGGTGGCGCGTGCGCATCACCGTTGCAGCCATGGGCAAGGCCACCAAGTTCTCGATGCGCTACAAGTCCTACGCTGGCCCGCTCACAAGTCGAGAGGAGATCTCGATTCCAGCTGGCGGCGGCGCTGTGGTGAGCAACGCTGCATGCGCTTCGATCGTGTCCATCACGCCGGACGTTAACCCGGAAGCTGAGTACAAAGTCGAGTACGAGCTTATCGGCGTGAAGGCTGCAGCGGACAACGAAGCCGTGCTGGCTGGCGTATCGACCAGCGCTGCCAGCGTGCCGAAAAACTCCGCTGTGGAGTTTGTCGCTGAAGGCTCAGTGCTCGCCAAGATTGACGGCATGGTAGCGCTAGTGCTTGGCAAGGAAATGACCGCTGGCGCAGCTGGTATTGCACGCCCGCGCGTTATGGGCGATGCTGGGGCCATCGTTGGCACGAACAAGAGCGCAAGCCCTGTAGTGCTGGCCGGAGTCTCCTACGCTGAAATCGCTCTCGATATCCGTGAGCCCGCGTAAACCACTTCACTTTTAGACATCGGAGTTTTGCCCCATGTACAGCAAGAAAGTACTCGGAACGCCGCCCATCCAGGCTGCTGCTGCCGTCAAGCTGCTAGCCTTGGATGCGTACAACCGCAAGCGCGCTGGTAATGCGCTCCATAACGCTGTGGTCAACGCTGAGTTTACTTATCAGCCAGCCCAGACCGATGCGGTTAATCAGGTGCCGGATAGCTTCGCTCCAGCTGTGACGCACGCCGAAGCCATTACCAAGATGAACGCGCTGCGTCCGTTCCTGTTGGCGCACTTCGCCGATGCGACCTATGCGCACTACGTCGCCGATACCGTCAACGCTGCAGTGATCACAGCGCCCGCTGCGACAAACACCGCGACCCTCTCAACGCTGCTGGGTCAGTACCGCACCGCGTTCAATCAGCACGCGGCCAACGATGCGGCGCACAACCGCATCATTCTGACCCCGGCCATCATGACTGTCCCGGTCGATTCCGCGACTAACATCGCAGTGTGCAACGCGATCCTCCGTAACTACGAGGGCCATGTTCACAACGCCGCTGTTTCTTTGTCGCTGGAAAACATCTAAGCAAGGGGCGGTGTCATCATGGCGGTCACGATTAACAAACTCCGTATTGCCGAAGGCTGGGGTAAGCTCTATGCCGACACCGCCCCGATCGACGGTCTGCTCAGCTTTGAGATGTTTAGCGCGAACTACGAGTTCTTCCCGGCAACCCAGCCGGGCCGGGTAGTTCCAGCGCGCGTGCTCAAGATTCTGTATCAGCCACCGGGAGCAAGTGGACCACTTCAGGACTCGCCAACCATTCTGAACTTTTACGGCAAGGCAAGTCAGAAGCGCTACACGATCTGGTTCCGTCGTATCGTCAACGGGGCAAACGTCGATACGCTTTACAACATGGTGACGCTGAGCTGCACGATGAAGACCGCTGGCGCTGACATTGAGCAGCACGAAGTGATCTTTGGCATGGATGCTGGCGAGCTAGATAAAATCCAGCTACTTGAGTCGGTCCCATAACCGTGAACCTAGCTAGCTACTTCGGTCAGAAGTCAGAGGAAGAGCGCAGGATGCTGTGCCTACTTCGGTCCACACGTCGTGGATACGAAGAGGAGCGCATCCTGCACAACTTCCTACTCGATGCGTACGTGGGCGGCGGCGGCTTTCAGAACGGGCTTATACCGGCACCTGATGCGCCGTTCTGGGGGCGTCGGGCCTATGAACGTGGCCGGTCGGTCTGGCTTACTACGCGCGACGACTACATGACCATCCGGCCCGATGGGGCCAAGCGAGCAACGCAGAGCGAGTCGAGCTACCTAGTGGCGTTTAGCGGTGAAGACCAAGACGCCTACCGCGACCGCATCATGTGCGCGAGCTACCACAACCCAGTCGAGAAGATCGTCCGCGTCACAAACTCGCTACTGTTTCAGCAAGAGCCACAGCGCAACAAGCTGCCAAAGGCCCTGGCTGCGTGGCTCGATGCCGCAGACTCTCGAGGTCGCTCGATGTCGCACTCGATGCGCAACATGGCGCTTCGCACCCAGCTCTTTGGCTGGTCTGGAAAGCTGGTCGATTCACCGTCTGACATCCCAGATGCTGACGACACGATGGCGACAGACCGGATGCCCTACGTAGTCCCGCTGTGCCCGCAAGAGATCCTAGACTGGGACCAGCAGCCAAACGGCGAAGTGTCAGCGCTCAAGATCTCGACCATGCACGAGCATAAGCGGACCAGCATGCTCGATGAGAAGCTGTACGAGGAGCACATCACGTTCCTATATCCAGACCGCTGGGAGCGCTACGTGATTCTGATGCCGCCACCGAACCATGCAAAGGGGCGCGGGTACTTCGATGACGACACCGGGCGCATCTACTCGCAGACCAGCGGGATCAACTACCACGGGCGCATACCGGTAGAGTTTTGCTCATGGGATGAAGGCTTTGGCGCTGTCGCATCGTCTGGACTTCCACAGATCTACAACCTCGCCAAAGTCGCGTGGGACCTCTTCCAGCAAAACTCCGAGCTGCGCAACATCATGCGTGGGCAGACCTTCGCCCAGCTGATTAAGCCAAAGCCCCCCGGTGTTGGCCCTGGTCAAACTTCGATAGGTATCGGCAACTACCTCACCGAAGACGAGTCAAGCAAGGGCATCACGCGGTACATCAATCCGTCTGCAGAGTCGGCGAACGTGTACGAAAAGCGCATGGAAGGCACGACCGAGATGCTGCATGCGATCTCTGGTCTAGACCTCAACTCGCGGCGCTACACCGAAACAGCGGAAGCGATGCGCATTAGGTTCCAGCAGACATCAAGCATGCTGCGCAATGCCGCTAAGAACCTGGAGCACTGCGAGCGCAACCTGATCGTGATAGCTGGCCGCTCGATGTCATTTCGCGAGTCCGTGCTAGACGCCATCGAAGTGCATCGCGCTACCACGTTTGATGTAGACCGCTACTCGACGCAGATCGATGAAGCGCTCAAGGGCCTAACGATTCCCTGGGGGCCTGAAGCGCTCAAAGCCATCTGGAAAAAGCTGTATCGTTGCGTCGTCTCTGATGCGTCAGAGCATGAGATTCACAAGATCGACCAAGAGATCGACGCTACTATCAAAGACTCATATGATATCATCCACGCCGCAGCGTTAAATGGCACTGCGGTAGCACCCGCTAAATAGGAGCTTCATCCATGTCCACGAACACCCGCGATCAATCCTCTGGCGAGCAGCTTGTGCTGGCGAATGGCCCGCGTAATTCCAAGCTGCTGTTTCAGTTTCAAGAGGGCGGCACTTCGGGCGCTCTACCCGCGCAGCCTAAGTACGTCTTTGGCCGCGCCAAGGATTCCACTGTTGCAGCGCTACTGACCAAGGGCCTGTTTATGGTCTTGGCCGGTGCCGCACTGCCAGCCATTGACGAGCTGAATAGTGCCGCTCTGTTTGACGTTGCGCCAGCCGGTGTCAAGCCCGACTACGTGATTGACGAGCACGACGGCCTGCACATGGTGCTGCGCGAGCTTGACGGCGACATGGAGGTGGCCGGTGCCGTTGTTGGCGCTGACTACATTGTCGGCACCGATGGCCTTGCCGCGAAGGTTGGCGACACCAACTACCCTTCCGGCGCTACGAGTCCATACGTGGTTGGTGTTGGATTCCCCAACAGCCGGATCATGCTTGGCCTTGGGTCGCGAAGTGGCGCAGCGAGTCTTTCCAAGATCAGCTTGGTGGACAGTACCGCCATTACCGGCATCGCCTTTGCCGAGTTTGATAAGAAGGCGACCATCGACCCGCGCGCTCTGCAAGCGGGTGACGGTCTGAGTCTGACTGCCCTTATCGAGCTGTCGGCCCCCGCGTACACCAAGTTCCAAGCGCGCGTCAAGCTGGGCGGCACCGTGATCGCCACGTTCGCAGCGCTTGATCCGGTCAACGCTGGCGACACCCTGTCGATCAAGCTCGACGCCTACGTAGTGACCCCAGGCGACCCAGGCGCGATCAAGGTCATGGCCACCGCCAGCCTGAAGGGCGACACCGCTGTGGTGTCCTCTGATGCCAACTCGGCAGCTAACATCGCTGTGGATCTCAGCGACCCAGCGACCGACATCACGATCGAAGGTCTGTTTGATGTGGCCGGTGCCAACTCGGCCAAGGTAACTCTGCTCCGCGTGCGTCCGCACAGTGGTGGGCCGTCCGCGTAGTTCACTAGGCGCATCGCATAGAAAAAACCGGTAGGAGAAAACGATCATGAACAAGAGACTCTTAGCAGGACTTATCCCCGCCCTCAGTCTGTCGATGGGCTCACTGTGCAACATGATGGCTGAAGGCGTGCCGGATGCCGCTTCCGGTGGCGGAACTGCGCCCCCAGCGCAACCGTCTGCTGCTGGGATGATGCCCATCATTCCGCCAGCCGCGCCACCTGCGGCAGCGCCACCAGTTGCACCGCCAGCTGCTGCGCCACCGCCAGCCGCTCCGCAGTACGTGACGCATGAGATGTTCGCGGAGTCCGAGAAGCGTATGCGCGAGACGATTCAGGACACGCTCAAAGCGCTTCTGAGTGGCGGCGCGCAACTACAGGCACAGCCGCAAGCACCCCCAGTGGCCGCTGCTACCCCGCCAGCCGCGCCCGCCGCGCCACCGGTTCCGCCACAGCCACCTGTTGCGCAGCCACCCGCGCCCGCTCCGCAGCAACAGCAGCAGCTTGATCCCGCTCTGTTGTCAGTACAGCGCGAGCACGAGATTCTGAAGCAGCGCCAAGCTGAGTACGAGAAGCAGCTGCAGCAGATGAAAGCGGAGAAAGAGGCCGCCGAAGAGAAGGCCGCTCTTATCGACACGCAGATTGCCGTCCGTAATGCGCTGGAAAAAAACAGCAAGTACAAGCTGACGCCGGACGCCGTGACCGCAGCGGCTGAAGTGCTGATGCTGAAGGGCGTCGTCAATCGCAGTAAAGAGAACAAGCGGCTGTACTTGGAGCTTGGCATCGACCAAGCCAGCGGCCAAAAGAAGTTCGAGCTGTTAGAGACGGGCATCGACACTTGGCTCGATACGCCAGACGCCAAGATCTACAAGCAAGTAGTACCGCCTGGCATGGGCTTCCAGGGAAGTGCAGCCGGTGGCGTCCCGATGAGCTTCCCGCAAGGCGTGAATCCGGCGCGGGGCAATCACCTTGGGCAAGTTGAGTACGCGACAGCAGCGGCAAAGGCCCTGTTGCCTTCATAGTTTTTGAACCACGCGGGTTTTCCGACTCGCTTTGATCATCAGGGGGAGGGCCTTTGCGCCCTCCGATAAAGGAGCCTCCTTCATGTCCACTTTTTACACCCCAGTTACTGCGTGGGCGCAGACGCAGCACACCTTCAACAAGCAGGTGTTTGCGAACAGCTTTAAGGCGAACCAGCTCGCTCAGCTGATGGCGTTCGACATGATTACCGACGGTACGAATAGCAAGTCGTACTTCCGTCGTGCTTATGGCGAGTTCACCAATATCAAGTACATCTCGCCTGGCTCAACGATCCTCAACACGGCGGACCCCAAGATCGTCGAGATCCGCGCGTTCCTGCGTAACGCAATCGAGCAACCCTCGATGCCATCGACTCTTCGAGAGGCCTACACCAACAGCCCGCACTTCATGAATGACCCGCTGATGGGCAAAGTCATGATCGTGCAGCAGGAAATGGCGCGCGGAGCGTGGGCCACTGCCATGACTGGCCGCTACATCGACAGCTGCACGATCGCCAGCAATGGCAGTCTGACTGCTGCGTTTGTGTCGGGGACCATCTACCCTAGCGCCTACAACGACAACATCAACGGCAACGGTCGCCTGAAGTTCGACTTTGGCACCAAGAAGGCTGCGTACTCCGCCCCTGGCGATCCAGAGTACGGCCCCGAGAGCGCGGCTCTTTCCCCTGGCGATCTGATCACGCTCCGCAGCGCCAACAAGGATGCGTACATCACCTTCACCGTTGGTACGTTGCCCGCGTCCGATGCGCAGGCCGAGCTGATATTTGCGACCACCAACAAGTCGCCAGACGGCTTGATCGCACTCATGGAAGCTGGCCAGAAGAGCACGTTTGGCGTCCCCACTTCGGTGACCTTCGAGCACCTGGATGCGCTCATTGACAAGCTGCATGGACCGTACCGCAACAACCGCCTGACCGCGCTGGTCATGGATTCCAGCCAGAAGCGTGCGCTGCGTTCGCTTAACCGCATGATGGGCGGTTCCACGCTTGAGACTGCGGCTATGTGGGAATTGATGGCTAACGTCCCCGAAGAGCTGAAGTCGCTGGCTCTCGACAAGATCGAAGTCTACAACGGCCACCCGCTGCTGACTGTTGATGACCTGCCCACCCAGATCATTGGCACCAAAGCCACCAAGCCGATCGTCGCGGTCTGTTTGGACCCGATGGTGACTGAAGGCCCAGAGCTGGATCACGGTGGGTTTTATGGCTTGCTTCGCGGTATGCCAGGGGAAAGCGTCGCTCAGGCGTTCGGCTTTGGCTGGCGGCTCAAGTACCTGGGTGAGGCCCGCGACAAGGACGAAGTGTCAATCCGCATCTGCCTTGACCACGGCTGGGCGCTCGGCTCCAGTGGCGCGGCGGCTATGCAGTCTGGCTTCTACAATCCGTAGCAAGCACTAGAGCCGGGATGGATTTGCTGATAAAGTCAAGAGCATGTCCACCCCGGCAGTGACTCCCCCTCCTGTAGCGTTCCACTTGGTTGATTCCAACCAGCTATGTCCCGTCGATAGAATCCAAGACCCGGTGCGCATGCAGCGCATCAACACTGGCGGCGCGCTCTTTACGGGCTACCAGATGCCGGGTGTTGCGATAGACGGCAATCCGCTGCAGATCACAAACGTGGTTCCCGCACTGGTGGCCGACAGGTACTTCCGAGCACAGCCTATCTACTGGAAGATCATCAAAGTCGATGCGTCGGGGATGCCCGCCGATCGCGAGCTGTGTATCAAGTACTTGGAGTGGCTCGATGTGCGCTATCCGGGGCACAACTTCGCGCAGCTGTACGCAGACTACTTGCATGCGACAGACCCGGTGCTACTTGAGGCCGAGCGGCAGCGAATCATGAAAGAGCAGAGCGCAGAGCTGAAGCGTAAGAGATCAGCCAAAGAGGTGTCAGCATGATCGAATACGAGTCGGACGGCGACACTTGGGATAACTTGGAAACGCTAGCAGAACGCACGCTACCAGCTGCGATCGAGGACGAGATTGTGCAGCTAATGGATGAGGGTGCGCAGCGCGCCAAAGCGGCCCCATTCTTGGACGATACCGGCGAGACGCGGCAAAGCATCCAGGGTGGAATATTCTCGCAACCCGAGGGCGGCGAAAAGTCATGGATCGGATTCATCCGCGCAGAGTCGGTGGCCGCTGGGTTTTTGGAGTACGGCACCAAGCCTCACGAGATCCGGCCCAAGAATGCGCGCAGGCTGGCGTTTCAGGGTCCGGCGGGTCTAGTGTTCGCATCGAAGGTAAATCACCCAGGCACGCGAGCGCTGCAGTTTATCAGCGGGGCTCTAACTGAGGACGAGTTCGTGACGCGCATATCGCGGCGATTTGAAAAGGTCATGGGTACATCGTAATGGCTACCGGACGCATACCGTGCAATGAGCAAGACTTGCTGGCCTGCTATGCCAACGCATACAACCTTGTGCCGACGTGGCAGAAGGACAAGCGCGCGCAGTTTCTCGTCATGGCCGCTGAGATTGCCGACGTCTACGCAAAGCCGGAAGTGTACGACCCGTGGTTTACAAAGGCTGAGCGGCAGATTGCTCGCGACCTGCTAAAGCTGTCGACACCGGTTAGGCTTGAGGACTTTGCCAGCCTTGCGGACCTATCGGAGCTAAAGGCATTCAAGACGCTAGAGCTGCTATTCCGCACGAACTACAAAGACCCAACGGATAAGTTCGCAGCCGATGCGCTCTACTACAACTCGCAGTACCTTAACGAGCTTGAGGCGCTTCCCATTATGACGGTCGATGGCGCAAACATCAGTGGCGGCGGCGGTCTGTCGAGGCGGTCATGAACCGCGCTACGCCAGCTGCAGACCTTACGATCTCGCCACGCATTGTGCTCGACTACCAGATCGAAGCGCTGGCCGCGATCATTCTGCGCCACCTCGGAGATGGCTACATCGCGCCGATCCAGCCCAAGATCTGCGAAGGCTGGGTAGCGGACTTTAAGCGCACCTACGACAACCCGCAGACTAGGCCGATTCAGACGCTGTTTCGCGCGGACCCCATGAAGGGCAAGAACTTTGACGCCGTAAAGGAGGGCGAAGCATCGTGGCCTCTCTTTGCCATCTGGCGGTCAAAGAACGTGCGCAGACCGCACACCGCTGGCGTCGATAAAAACACCATGACGGTCAAGTTTATGTGGGTGCTTCCTCCGCACTCAGAGACTGAGCGGATATGGCCGCTGCTGCAGCAGTTTGACGAGCACCTGCGGCGCGTGCTGACTAATACCTTCCGATGCGTGGATGACCGGCGGCTGTTAGATGCGGCACTGCTGCGGGACTTCGCTCTCGGCTGGCAAGCATACGAAACCGAGATGGGCTACATGGGGCCAAGCCAGCAGATGATCTACCCGTGTCTAGCTGGTAGCTTCCAGGCCGAACAATTCTGGGAGCGCACAGTAGTCAATCTCGGCATGGACCTCCCCGCGTTCCATCATGCGTATTTTGAGTACTTGCTGCGTCACAGGCTCGAATCGGGTAGCATCGACGACGCGCGGCTCAATCCAGAGCTTGCATCCCGTAGCGGCCTAGTGCCACCAGACCGAGGAGCCATCAATACATGAAGACGATCAAAGTCAAAGCAGTGCCCGAACGGCTGCTGCTTGACATCCAGCGAAGCACTAGCAGAAACCGTCACTACGTCGGATTGCGCGAGTGCAATCGCGGCCCAGATGGAAGCCACATCGAAGAGGCGTCGCGCGTGCTTCCCGGTGCCCCAGGCATCAACGTAGACGGCAAGGGAAACTACGTCGCGCAGTCCTCCGACTTGTTCGTGTCTGGCTTCCCGGTTCACCTTACCAACCTGGACGCCAATGGGCAGGAGCTAGTAGTCGAGGTTCCGATCGAAGGTGCGATCGGTCAGTACTTTCGTACCGCGCTTGCCGATGGAGACATCGTAGCGGCGTAACTCATTTACCTAGAGGAGCGAATCAATGTCCATCTCGCCCGCCAACAAACGCCCGGCGATGTTTCTGTCGGTCCAGTTTGGCAAGGGTCCACAAAGCTCCGGTGCGGCACCGCGCAATATCGTGCTCACCGGCTATGCAAAAAAAGTAGGCAGTGGCGTTGCGACCATTGCCGATAACACGCTGTATGGCCCCATTCTTTCCGAGGATGACGCGGCTGCGCAGTGGGGCTACGGCAGCGAAATGCACCTCGGAGTCCGTGAGGCTTTTGAGGAACATCAGGATGTCACGTTGTGGGGCGTCAGCTACCCGGAAGCCGTTGGCGGCAACTACGCAGAGCAGACGCTGACTGTCACCAGCCCATCCGTGCTTGGTGGCTCGCTCCTGATCCAGATCCAGGGATATCTGCGCTTGGTCGAGGTGCCTATCTCGGCTGGTATGTCTGCCAATGATCAAGCGACGGCCATCTACAACGAGATGGTAAAGATCCGCGACCTGCCCGTGTACTGCCCGACGGTGCCCGTAGCCAATACGGTGCTTTTCCGGTGGAATCACAAGGGCGCACGCGGCAACGTGTTTTCGCCGCGGCTGGAAGTGTCCGGCATCACTGGCAGCACGTATGCCTTTGCTGTTACGACTGTCGGAACCACGGACTCTGACCCGTCCACCGCTCTCGATGCGCTGGCCTCGTTTGGCTGCAAAATCATCGTGTGCCCTGACAACTCCGCGAGCTTGTCAGTCGGTGTGCCGCGCTGGGTTCAGTACGCCAATGACCGCGCAGATCCGCTCATCGGGTTCCGTGGAATCATCGTGGCTGGCCACACTGGCTCGCTTGGTACGGCGACCGTTGTATCGACGGCCTGCAACGCCCACCGCGCTACGATCGCATGGTGCAAGAGTGCAGAGATTCAGCCCTACGCGCTGGCGGCTCGATACGCGGTCTTCATCGTCAAAGGCACTGACGAGGACATCGCGGCGAATATCGCCGGTAAGGAGTGGGCAAACTTCCGTGGGCCGGTGCTCAACTCCAACCGCATCACCAACGCGGAAGAGACTGCAGCGCTCAACGTCGGTCTGACGCCGATCAAGACGTTCCCGACGCAGACCACCGTAGGCAAGATCAGCCGTCCCATCACTACGCGGTTTCAGACCGTGAATGGCAACCCCGATTATGCGTGCCTGGGGCTGCAGTGCGTGCTTGTGCCAGACGACATTGCCGACGAGCTAGAGCTAAACGTCCCGATCCATTTCGAGGGCTACAAGCTCGCAGACTCCGACCCCAACGAGCCTAACCAAGACGGCATCCCGAACGTGCTCACGCCGGACCTGTTTGATGACTTCCTATTCGAGCGGCTGCGCGAGCGTGGAGCTAAAGGCCAGCTGGTCAACGTCGAGACGATCATCGCGTCGGGGGCTATCAAGTCCAAGATCCACCCGTCCAACCCGGACCGGCTGCTGACGCCGAACATTCCGCTGCAAGTTATCGGTCACTTCCTGCAGTGGGAAGCGGTCTTCAAGCAAGTCACCAGGGCATAAGGAGAAAACATCATGCCAAATCAACCACAGCAACTGGTGACGTATGCCGCGCAGATGCAGGTCCACATGGCAATCCGTGGATCGCGCGTGCAGTACTTGGCCGACCTAAACACGGTCGAGATCAAGACTGCCAACGGCGCGCAGCCGGTGTTCACTTTCGGCGCCGACAATCAGCGCGGCGGTCTAGCTGGAAACTCAGCAGGC